AGGTAGAAATTAAACAGCTTGAGATTGACCAATTTGACATATTAAAAATTGGTTTTGGTGCGGATGAGTTAGCAGATTTATTTTTAGATAAAGACTTTGGCGAAACAAACGCATTTGACGAATGGCAAGACATGCCAGAATATGAAAACGAAGACATAAATTATTTTCGTACCATAAAAGTACATTTCGACAATCAAGAGGACGTAGACGAATTTGCTGAAAAGACAGGTTTAAAGCTCACAGAAAGTACAAAATTCATTCGTTACCCTGAAAATATAAAAGAAGAACTTAATGCTTACCGAGTAAACGGTACGGACGATGCAGCCTAATTTTTCACTTTATATCCCAAGCAAAGGTCGCCATGAGTATATGATGACTTCGAAAGCTTTAACTTTGATGAAAGTACCGCATTTCATTGTAGTCGAGCCGCAAGAAGTAGATTTATACAACAAAGCAGTAAAGCATTGGGATCTATCAACAACTATACTTAAGCTTGATATGTCTTTTAAAGAAAAATACGAGCTTTGTGATGATCTTGGTATGGAAAAATCTACTGGCCCCGGTCCAGCGCGAAATTTTGCTTGGGAACATTCAAAGCAAAATGGTGAAAACTGGCATTGGGTTATGGATGACAATATCCGCTATTTTCACAGATTTAATAAAAATTTACAGATTAAGGTAACTGATGGTACGTGTTTTCGTGTAATGGAAGATTTTGTACAAAGATACACAAATATCGGTATGGCTGGGCCAAATTACATGATGTTTGCGCCGCGCAAAAAACGATTGCCACCTTTTGTGCTTAATACACGAATTTATAGCTGCAATTTGATCCGAAATGAGCTTAAATACAGGTGGCGTGGCCGTTACAATGAGGACACAATTTTATCGCTCGACATACTGAAAGCAGGTTGGTGTACCACGCAGTTCAATGCATTTCTGCAAGAGAAAACCAATACGCAAGTTATGAAAGGTGGTAACACCGATGAGTTCTACCATGCAGAGGGAAAGGTACAAGACGGTGAAAGATATGCCGACACTGGAACGCTAGAAAAGTCCAAGATGCAGGTTCGCGTGCATCCTGATTGTTCTAGGCTGGTAAAAAAATATGGACGGTGGCATCATCACGTTGACTATAATCGCTTCAAGAAACAAAAACTAATTAGAAGACCAGACATTGATTTCAACGGGACGGTGCAAGACTACGGCATGAAAATGGTCAAAGTAAAATGAAAACAGGGTTCACAGCTTCTACGTTTGATCTATTACACGCAGGTCATATTGTGATGCTGCACGAAGCAAAAACTATTTGTGACCATCTTATCGTAGGACTTCATGTAGACCCATCTACAGAACGCCAATATAAAAATACACCAATACAGACATTGGTGGAGCGATACGCACAGCTCGCGGCAGTAGAGTACGTTGATAAAATAATACCATACGAAACAGAAAACGATCTGCTAGATATTCTAAAAATGTATCCGATTGATGTAAGGGTGATTGGCGAGGAATACCGTGACAAAGATTTCACAGGCAAAAACCTAGATATGCAAATCCACTATAACAAAAGAAGGCACGATTTTAGTTCGAGCCTCCTTCGTGAGCGAGTAGCGTATGCAGAAAGCATCAAGAAGCAATCAAACATTACAGATATGAGCGGCTGATCCAAGTTCGTTTACAGCATAAATCATGGTGCGTTTATCAGAATGAGTAGAGCCATATTCTTTAGCTTCGCTGAATGTATTGCATTCTGTGCGAATTCTATTTGCGCCTTTGCCGCGTACAGCTACAAAGTGAGTTGCTTCGTTAAAGATTTTTTCTTCGTATCCAGTAGTAAATTGCATGGTAGCCTCCAGTTTCTATATTTACAGAGTAACGATACTACTCATATTGTCAACAAATCATTTACAAATAAAAGCACTATTGGAACATTCAGAATTTATGGTATAAACAAGATGCTTACACAACATATAGGGATATGTAATGGCAGACACACAAGACGATCAGTCAGAAGGCAAAAAACGTGGGCCAAAGGGACCATCTAAAGGTTTGAGTGAAAACGATTTTAACCGTTTACTTAACATGGTTAGAATACAATGCACTCAGACAGAAATATGCAGCATTTTAGGTATGTCTGACACCACACTTAAGCGCAGATTAAAAGAAAGAGGATACGAGAATTTTGTAGACCTCTATAAAAGGCATAACGATGAAGGCAGAATGTCTTTGAGGCGGATGCAATGGCAAGCAGCAGAGAATGGTAATCCAACAATGCTTGTTTGGCTTGGAAAGCAATATCTTGGTCAAAAAGATAAGCAAGAACAAACTATTTCTGGTGAACACGTACATGCTTATAAGTGGATAACTGATGACAGTTCGGACAATTAATTATCGCCCAAGAAAGTTAATCAAAGCTTTTCACAATAGAACTGAAAGGTTCGCTGTAATTATTGCTCATCGGCGCTTTGGAAAAACGGTTGCAGCAATTAATGACTTAATCAAAGACGCTCTTACTATTCCATTGCCAAATGTACGTGTCGCATACATAGCTCCTTACTATAGCCAAGCCAAAGCCATTGCTTGGGATTACCTTCGTGAATATACGCAAGACGTTGAGGGCGTAACTTACAATACTTCAGAGTTGCGTGTAGATTTTCCCAATGGCGCGCGCATTAGATTGTTTGGTGCAGATAACGCAGACACCCTTCGTGGGCTTTACTTCGATCATGTTGTGCTTGATGAGCCTGCAGACTTTCCAGCTAGAGCTTGGCCAACCGTTATTCGTCCAGCGCTTGCAGATCGTAAAGGTAAAGCTACATTTATTGGTACGCCGAAAGGCAAAAATCAGTTTTATGATACTTACATTCAAGGCAAAAATAATCCCAATTGGTTTACTGCAATGTTTAAGTCGTCTGAAACAGGACTTCTTGATCCAGACGAGCTTGAAGAAGCTAAAAAGGCTATGGGTGAAGACAGATTTGAGCAAGAATTTGAGTGTAGCTTTGAAGCTGCAATTCAAGGCGCTTATTATGCGAAAGAAATAAAAAATTGTTCGTCTGAAAAAAGAATTTGTGGCGTGCCTTATGATCCATCAGTTGGAGTTGTTACGGCATGGGATCTCGGTTATTCCGACAGCACAGCAATTTGGTTTGCTCAATATGTTGGTCAAGAAATTCATTTAATTGATTATTACGAAAATAGTGGGGTTGGTTTGGAAAAATACGCAAAAGTATTATCTGAAAAAGGTTACCACTACGAAGAGCATATTTTACCGCATGATGTACGCGTTAAAGAGCTAGGAACAGGAAAAAGTCGTCTTGAAACATTAGATGCTTTAGGAGTACGAAACATTAAAATTGCACCAATGCTTGGAGTTGATGACGGCATTCAAGCAGCAAGGTCTATGCTTAATCGGTGTTGGTTCGATCAAGAAAAATGTGAGCGTGGTGTTGAAGCTTTACTTCAATATCGCAGAGAATTTGACGAAAGACTTAAAACTTGGCGCGGCAGACCTTTGCATGATTGGACTTCTCACGGGGCAGATGCGTTTAGATATTTGGCTGTTGGTCGTAAAGAGCAAACCGATTGGGGCGCACCAATCAAGCGCGGATTGCGTGGGATAGCATAATGTGATATTATGTGATTATAATTCACAAGGTGCATCATGGCAAAAATGACTAAAGCACAAATTGCAAGAGCTAAGGCTATGTCTAAGCGCCGGGGTTCTGCATATCCCAATGCATGGTCAAATTTAAAAGTCATTAAGACGGATGCAAAGAAATCCAAGAAAAAACCAGCAAAGAGGAAAGCATAATGCGCTATGGCAAAAAGGGCATGGGTAAGAAAAAAGGCGGGAAAAAGAAATGAAGACTGGTAAGTATTCTTCCGCAGCATCTTTCAAGCCATGCAAAGGCTGTCCAACACCCGGTAAATGCGCAATGGCTGGAAAATGCCTTGCAAAGGGTTAAAGGTTAAATTTTTCCTATGCGTACAAAAGCTGAAAAGATAGCGGCTGCAAAAAAGCGGCACGGGTTTACGGCAGTCAATAAACCGCGCCGTGGTGGTCCTAAGAAGTTTGAAGTATTGGCGGTTGAGGGAAATGAAGTTAAAAAGGTTAACTTTGGCGATCCCAATATGTCCATTAAGAAAAGTACCCCAAGTAGAAAAGCATCGTATTGTGCGCGTTCTGGTGGTATAAAGGGCAAGAATAGCAAATTGTCGGCTAATTATTGGTCGCGTAAAGCATGGGACTGTTAGATGGCACTTTCAACTTATTCAGAGCTTAAAACCTCAATTGCTGGCTGGTTAAACCGTGAAGACGCAGACACCATTGCTAAAATACCAGATTTCATTGCGCTGGCTGAGGCTAATTTTAATCGTAGCGTTCGCCACTGGCGAATGGAAAAGCGTTCAACTGCAATCGCAAGCACTCAATACACGGCGCTGCCTGAAGACTTCATTGAGCCTTTGCGGTTTAGCATTACAAGCGGAACAACAACACGGCTTGAAATGCTTAGCCAAGCGCAAATGCTTGACCGCCGCGAGTCTTCTGATAATGTTGCAAACAATTCAAGGTTTTATGCAATTACGGACGGCTCTATTGAGTTATTTCCTACGCCATCATCGGACCAGACGCTTGAAATGGTTTACTATAGCAGGCCAACCGCCTTGAGCGACGTAAACAATTCCAATTGGCTTTTAACTTACTATCCCGACGCTTACTTGTATGGGTCGTTAGTTCACAGCGCGCCATATCTTGCAGATGATAGCCGCTTGCAGGTTTGGGCTGCATTGCTTCAAAGCGCTATTGATGCTATTAACTATGACAGTGATAAGGCAAAACACGGCGGAGCTGGCCACCGCATGAAAATTAGGAGCTTCTAAATGGCAACTTTAAATGATCGAGTGTTTGACAACGGTTTGACCGTTTTAGACACAGAGGGCAACCGCGTAGACATATGCTCTCAGGAGCCGACGACTTATGCGCAGGCCACCAGCACTTACAGCTTGGGCAATGAGACTAGCATTAGCGTCTCAGCCCCAGCAGATGCCTCGCCAAATGGCCGCAAGGTTACGCTGGCTGCAATTACTGGCGCGTCTGTCACGGGAACTGGCACCGCTACGCATTACGCAATTGTTGACACGTCAAATAGCCGTTTGCTTGCGACTGGTTCTTTGTCTGCTTCTCAGGCGGTAACTTCTGGAAACACATTCAGCTTGACAGCTTCAGACATCCGCATTCCAGATCCAGCCTAAGGAGTAACCCATGGTCACTCTTGTAAATCGGGCAAAGATGTCCACCAGTACAACAGGTACTGGAACAATCACGCTTGGCTCGGCTGAGAGTGGCTACCAAAGTTTTGCTGATGCTGGCGTGAGTGACGGTGACGTAGTTCGCTATGCC